CGTTTGCTAAAGGTACTGTAAATTTTGATAAAGTTGATATTGCCATCTGTTTCTCCTATTTATTCAAAATTAGTTCCCTAACTTTGCAATTTCTCCTGTGTTTTTGATTCTCAACGGTATGTAAATGAATTCAACTGATTTGATCGGCTCAATTGCTATATCCACATACAGTTCGTTCCTGTCTATCCTTGTAGGTGTGTTGTTTGTGTCATCACATACTACTAGGAAGTCAAATAACGCTCTCTGACCAACAAGTTCTAACAAGAATGACTCAACTGCTTGTTTGATTTCATTTCTCGTCAGTTCATCATTTGGTTCAAAGATGAATGGTTTTGCGATTGCATCTAATTGTGATCTTAGATACACTGCTAATCTTGAAACGTTTATTCTGTCTAACGCCGAACTTGCTGTTGTTCTAGTCAAGTTTCCGAAGTTAACAATTCCTGCACCTGAGAAGAAAGTAATTGGATTTATTTTCACCTCATGCATTGAATCTCTCACTGACTCCGTAACAGATATAGTTTCGAACTCTCCAGTACTTGCATCAATGTAACCAACTGATGTAGCGTTGTCAACGACACCTCTTCGTGTTCCTGATGGTGCAAACCATGGGAATGCGATATTGTCATTGTTTGCTAGTGTTCTCAACATCATGTGTGATGGTGGAACAACAATTGACTTACCTGTGTTGTCTGTAGTTAAACCAGATGGATAAAACACACCCAAGTAATCACTTGAACTTACTAAACCATCCTCACCGTTGTCTAATGCTCCGGCTGTGTTGTTAGCATAGTTTTGTATTGAAGTTGAAGTACCCTCTAATCTCAATGGAGTATCACCAACAACAAATGCTGTGTTGTTTCTATCTGTGTTTAAAGAAAGCATATTTGAAATTAATTCTGGATAACCAGGTACAGCAATTACATTGAAGCCTCTTTGATCTTCTCTGATTGCTTGGTTAGTGTCTACCTCAGATTTTAATTGTTCTACAATTACTTTTCTCTGTGCTTTTCTTCCAAAAGATCCAGAGCCGTCTGCATTATTGCTAGATTTAGTCACCCATCTGTCTGGGAAATAAGTTGCAACAGACTCGTTGCTTTGTCTTACGTTACCTAAACCTGCTGATCCACTTCCTGGATATTTTGTAGTTGTAATGTAATTGTTTTTGTATTCTTTAACGTTGTATCCACTTCTTCTAGTGTTCCAAAGCATTATACCTTGTGGGTAAAGTGATGGATCTGGAGCATCTGGATCTAAGAATCCGTCTGTCAATAAATCTTTGATGCTACTAAACGTACCAGCACCACCTGTTGATAGTGAATCTGCTTTGTCAGCCGCTGTGTGTAATCTAGCGTCTGCAAACACAATACCATCCTCGGTAGTTTGGTCTGTTTTATCAACTAACTCCCAAGCCGCACCTGAAGTAGTCACTGCTACTTGGTTTGACGTGTTTGTTGAAGTCAATGTTGCTGAAGTGTTGTATTTGTAAAGTTTTGGATAGTTCTCTAAGTCACTTGTATCAATCCATAAGTCATTGTTTACAAGTGCAGTTCCATCTGATTGTGTAGTCGGTGCTGATGCACTGAACTGTGGACCATTTGGATCTGTTCCTGCGTATGCAGTTTGGTATCCTACGAAAGTTGTTCCGTTGTGTGCCATTATGTCTGCTTCATCTGTTGATGTGTCATACCATAATGTACCGTCTGCTGGCTCTTGTGTAGGTGAACTTAACGAAGCAGTGTAACTTAATCTCTTCCAGTTACTTGCCACAATACCTGTGTTAGCACTTGAGTCAATGCTGTCACCTGTTGGAATGTCATACAAGTTGTCGATTAATGTCGAACTGTTTGCTGTGAAAGAACCGTAAGCGTGAGCAGTGCTTTGGCTAAAGCCTGCGTCTGCTAATGGAGTTCCTAGTGTATCGAACATTCTAAACTCTCCACCAAGTTTGTGTGTCATTGTAATCGCACCTGCAGTTGTCTTACTTGCAGAAACGTTTGTTAATGCCGCACCGTTTACAGCCGCAATAAAATCATCTACACCTGTTCCGCCGAGTGTGATTTCAACAGCAGAATTCAAACCTTCTTGATTCTTAACTGACTCTGCTATTTTAAATTTCTCTGAACTTGTAAAAGTTGGAGATGTGTTGTTACTTGTTATTGTAGTAGCACCACCTTCATATCTAAAGAATTGGAAGTCACCAACATTCGGAGTACTGTCATTTGCGTCAGCCGCCGTCATTGACTCTTCAGTTATGTTGAACTGAACGTATAAGTCGCCTACGCTTAAACCTGTTCCACCGTTTGCCGCGTCAAGGTTAAAGATCGCTGAAGCGTGGTTGGCGTGCAATGGACTTGATACTTGTGAAAAACTTGCACTTGATGTTGCGTAAAGTTTAGCAACTAAATTTGCACCTGAGTTTGCACTGGTTGTTTTGAACCATACTGAACCATTAGGTCTGTCTTCACTTGTTGTCGCACTATCCCAAGTTGGTCTGTTAGTGTGTTTGTCTTGTAAGAATTTCACACCATTTAGTACTTTATTAGAAGTTAATCCTAAGTCTGCTACTAATGTTCCGTTTCCTTCTTCAAATCTAATTGTGTTTGTGCCACCTGTTGAGTCACCTAGTGCCTTACCATTGTGGAAGATTTCTAAGTTTCCTGTTGTAGAATTAATACTTGCACTAACGTTAGTTACATTTGAACCGATCACTGCCGCAACGTTAGATAGTGTTGTACCACTTGTTGTGATCGTTACATCGTTGATCTTCATAGTGTGACCACTTGTAACGGTTGTTCCTGAAGCGATTGTTACTACCGGTAATGACTCATGCCATGCTGTTGATCCAATCTGCACCCATGTGTTACTTGCTGTCTTTTTGTATATTCTGTTAGACACGTGAGTTGTGTCGATAGCGTAATCACCAATTACACCGATCGAAGTTTTTGGTGGGTTACCAGTACCACCATTAAGATCACTTGTTGAAGTAATCAATGTTGGAGTAACGGCAGTAAATTTTTGATCAGTTTTTGACCACTCAAATAAACCATAACTGCTTGATGCAAGGTCAAACCAGTATGTTCCATCTGCCGGTGCCGCTGTTGGTGCCGAAGCACTTCCAACTAACTCTGAAGTGTTTACATTTGCTCTTAAAACGAATGCTCTGTTGGCAACTCCTAAAAATGAGTAAGCCGCTTGTAAACCATATTCGTTCAGTTCGTATCCATTTAATGAATTTCCTGAAGCGTCTGTGTAGAATTTTGGATCTCCAAAAGTCTCTGTTAATTCTCTCTGTGATGATATCAAATAAGCAGTGTTGGCGTTAGCGGTTGTTGTTCCTGTTGCTGTGCCGTCGCCTGCTCCATTTTTCTTATCTTGTGCTGATGCTACTATGAATAAAGGTGTTGTACCCGCATCTGATGGTACGTAGAAACTTTCGTTTATTACTGAAACCTCTACTCCTGGTGATGTTAATGCCATTTTTCGTATTCTCCTTGCAAGTGTTTACGTATACTTTGTTATTTATTATATCGTATGGTTTTTACGACAAAATTTACCGTTTTCTTGGTGCCTATATAGGGAACGTAAATACACACATGCGATACGTAGACAGACCATTGTGTAAGACCTGTAGAGCCAAGCCACGGGCATATGCCTACAAGCGTTATGGCAAAGTATATTGGCGAAGTCAGTGCGATTCTTGTATTAGGAAAAAAGCCGGCAAAAAGACGGGGGGTGTCACTGCCCTACAGCGTTCAGGCTACAAAAAGCACAAGAAGTGTGAATTATGTGGTTTTAAAGCACAGGAAAAAACGCAACTTGATGTGTTCTTTGTGGACGGTGATCTGAGAAATACAACTACAACAAACTTAAAAACTGTTTGCGCCAATTGCCAAAGGTTGCAAGGGGTCAGACGTCTTGGTTGGCGTGTCGGCGATCTTGTTGCTGACGATTAGATCATCTATTTTTTTATAAAGGTCGTCTTTATCACCGTTGTTTTCTATGATAAAATCAAACTCTTCTTTTGCCCATGCATATTCTGAAGAGTGTATCCCGGTTGGCTCTATGTTGCCTTCGACATAATTTACAAACCATTCTGGATCTTGCCCTCTTTTGACACGTATTATCTTGCCTCCGTTTGCTCTGATCTGTGTGACTTCATTAGGAAATCTAACGTCAGCAATCACAGTGTTTTGTCCTTTGTATCTACCCATGCAACTGTCGACCCAAATGCCGTCATACATTTGACCACGCATCACTTCTGTGCCAAAGTATTGCAACACCCATCTTGGTGTTGTTGGTTTGCCAAATTTTTCACTCCAGAATTTGTCCGGCTGTTCACGCCAGTGCCTGCTCGATTCTGTATCTCCTTCGAGCATGTTTCTGTCCCAGTTGAACATTGATGCGACTGCGTCTTTTAAACTTTTTGCAAAACTGTCTTTTTGATACCCGTGTTTTTCTACAAGTCTGTCAGATACAGTGCCTTTACCTGAACCTATTAATCCTACTACACCTATAAGCATAGTATTATTATACTATTTTTTTAGACGTTTTTCAATCTCTTTGATTGCTTCTTTAACAGATTTTAATATGGTAACACGTAGACTTTTCTTTTTTTCTTTCAAAGCCTTTACACTCATTATTTCCAATTCTCGCACTAGGTCTTCTAATTCTTCTAGCGTTAGATCAGAATAAGTTTTAAAATTGGATTTTTTCATGACTGGGTATTTAAATGGAGTTGGAGATCAATTAACCAATAACAAAACTGTGCGGTGTGCCGCCTTCTGAATAGTTACCAATTTCAGTTTCTAGCCGTTCCATTTCCTGCATGCCTTGTTGTTTAAGATCGGATCCATTCAGTGTTGTGCCACCTTGCGGACCTGCAATAGTATTGAACTTGCCTCTTGCTTCACCGAGCATAACTTTAGATACTGCAAGAGTGTAATCTCTGATCCAGGGTTTGGAATATATATCTTTGAACAATGTAATGTCTGGTCTAAAGTTGTCTGTGTGCATTAGAACTGTTTCGTTGTCTGCTCTTGGTCTTTGTGTAATTGTTAATTTCTTTGTTGCATTATCATAATGGAATTGTATAAAACTTCCAAATAATTTTCCAACTAATTCTTGATAAGATGCAAACGCATAGTAAGTTGCCAAGCCACCTGTTGCACCTGCTCTCAATAGGTACGTATTTGTGTATGCTAAATTGAAAGGTTCAAATAATGTTCCACCTTCGCCACCTTCTGTACGAGATCCAACAGTTCTTCTGTGTAGACTTCTTACGTTTATGACTTCATCTGGCAAAATATATGTGTTTTGATTTTGCTTCAATTCCAGGAAAGCATATGATTCTTCAACAGCGTTTGATGATCTTTGTCTAAATTTGTTGATCGCTCTTTCCAGCGCCGTTTGGTAGTGTTTAGGGTCTAATTCAACGTCAATCATCCCTTCGCCGAGATTGTTCTTAACGTAATCAAATATTTCTTGCTGGCCTGTTTGTAGTTCTGACATACTCATATTTATAGCCTTTGCCTATGCAATAAATATGTATGATATGCCAAGATTATCCATTTTTAAGCCTGAAAAAGGCAATGACTACAAATTCTTTGATAGGAATATTAAAGAGATGTTTACTGTGGGTGGGACTGATTTACACTTCCACAAATACATAGGCCCCCACGATCAGGGTGACACAAACAAAGACGGACCAGCATCTCCTAGTCAACCACGTGTAACAGGAGCAGATCTTAATGAAACAACCATACAAGATTTGTTGTTTTTGGAGAACAGGGATAGAAAATATTCAAGCGATATCTACACTGTCAGAGGCATTTACAATGTGCAAGATGCAGACTTTAACTTGTCTCAATTTGGTATGTTTTTACAAAATGACACATTATTCCTGACCGTGCATTTGAATGATATTGTTGAAAGAATTGGTAGGAAACCAATGGCAGGAGATGTTCTAGAATTTCCACACATGAAAGAAGACTTTTCATTGGACGAATCTATACCAATAGCACTCAAAAGATATTATGTGATAGAAGATGTCAACAGAGCCGCGGAAGGTTTCTCCCAAACTTGGTGGCCACACTTACTAAGACTTAAACTGAAAACGTTGGTAGATTCACAAGAATTCAGAGATATACTCGGCGATGCTACAACAGAAAATTCTGTGGCAAGTTATATGTCAACTTTCAATAAAGAAAAAACTATCAATGATCAGATTGTTGCACAAGCAGAAGAAGATTCTCCAAAAGCAGGATTTAATTACAAACAATATTATGTAGCACCTATAGATGAAAGAGGGAATATTAGAACAGATAATGTTAATACCGAAGAGGATAGGGCAAGTAGTAATCAAACAGTAAATGCCGTGATCGATTCACCTGCAAGTTCGCACTATGGTTTTTACTTAGACGGTGACGGAGTTGCACCTAACGGTAATCCGGCAGGGTTCGGAATCTCGTTTCCGGTTTCTGGCGTTGATAAAGGTGATTATTTCTTAAGGACAGATTATCTGCCTAATAGATTATTTAGATATGACGGTAATCGATGGGTAAAAATTGAAGATTCAGTCAGAATTAATATGACTAACACAGATTCTAGGTTAAATTACAAGACAGGATTTGTTAACAACACAACAGAATCAACAATAAATGGACTTACAGTGAAACAAAGACAATCGCTCAGTGATGCTCTCAAACCAAAGGCTGACAATTAATGCTACATTTTTACGATGGACAAGTTAGAAAATTTCTTACTCAATTTATAAGAATATTGAGTAATTTTTCTGTCGAAACAGGCAAGGGCAGTGACGGATCTATAAACTTACGAGCGGTGCCTGTAGTGTATGGGGATCCAACAAGACAAGTTGCAAACATCATACGAAACAATAGTGAAAATGCACTTAACTATGCGCCTAAGATTGCCTGCTATGTTAGAGAATTAAACTACGATAGGGATAGAATGCAAAATCCTTATCACATTGAAAAGCAACACCTAAAGGAAAGAAACGTTGATTCAGACGGCAATTACACGAATCAGTTGGGTGCTGGTTACACAGTTGAAAAAGTTATGCCGTCACCTTTTAGATTAGAAGTAACAGCCGATATTTTTTCTTCAAACACAGATCAAAAGTTACAAATAATGGAGCAAATATTGTATTTGTTCAATCCAGATTTTGAAATACAAAAAACAGACAACTATCTTGACTGGACAAGTTTAAGTTATGTTGAACTTACCGGTGTTACATTTAGTTCAAGAACCATTCCTGTTGGCGTAGATTCAGAAATAGATGTGGCAACGATGACTTTCTCAATGCCGATATGGTTGTCTCCGCCAGTAAAAGTCAAAAAACTAGGAGTAGTGCAAAAAATAATCATGAGCATTTATGACGACGATGGCGGTATAGCAAAAGGCCTAATCGACGGAGAGTTGGTTTCTAGAAGTTTTATTACACCAAACAATTTTGGATTGTTAGTCACAGGAAATCAATTAAGATTGCTTGGAACAACAGGAGTAAACGTGAAATCTGGAGGAGATGGCTTTTACACAGGTGCAAATGCTAATTCTAATTTAGATCCTTTTGATACTTTTGGTCCTGCTGTAAACTGGAAAGTTTTGTTGGACCAGTACGGTAAAGTGATTAATGGAACATCTCAAATTCGATTGACACAGCCGGACGGAAACCAAATTGTTGGAACTATCGCAACAACAACTTTAGATGACACCATATTGCTTTACACTATAGATTCTGATACAATACCGGGTAACACACTGACAGCAGTGAAGAAAATTATTAACCCCGCAACATTTGTTCCACCAACGCCTGCTAACGGTGACAGGTACTTGGTTATAAACGACGTTGGGGATTCAACAGCAAGTTTCCAGAGTTCAACTTGGGGTCCACTTGTAGCGAGAGTTGGGGATATTATAGAATACAATAGCACAACTGGTAAATGGAATATTGCCTTTGACGCCTCAAATCCAGATTCTACGCAACATTATGTAACGAATCTTAATACTGGTATCCAATATAGATTTAATGGTACCGAATGGGTGAAATCATACGAAGGCATATACACGCAAGGTAATTGGAGCATAGTGTTAGATGGTGGTTATAATGTAACTCCAGACGCTGATGCCAATGATGCAACAACTCCTTGATAGTTTTCCAATAATTTGTTATAATAAGTCATGAAAGAGAATATAGTTTGTTCTGGTGCCCTATTTTATGCGACAAGCACCAAAAGATTTTTGTTCCTACAAAGAACAGATCGCAAAACACAAGGTCTGTGGGGACTTGTAGGTGGTAAGTCTAAGTTCACTGAAAGTGCTTTTGAAGGATTGAAGAGAGAAATTTCTGAAGAAGTAGGGGACACGCCTAAGTTCAAGAAAGTGATTCCCTTAGAAATGTTCACATCTAACGATCAAAAATTTTATTTTCACACTTATCTTATTGCAATAGAGGCTGAATTCATACCAAAACTTAATGAAGAACATTCAGGTTATTGCTGGACTGCTTTCGAATGTTGGCCAAAAAATCTACATATGGGATTGAAAAGCACACTCAATAATAAAAGTATCAAGGGTAAACTACAAACTATTTTAGATTTGATTGTTTAACAATCTTGGATATATTTTTTACCTGTAAGTTTTTCGATGTCTTTGATCATTTCTTCCATGTTGACTCTTACAGTTTTGCCAGTTTTTGTATTTCTTGAGAAGTATTCCCACTCTCCTTTTTCGTTGTGAGGAGATATTTTTGTAACGTTTCCTGCTTCGTCCCTTACAAAAACTTCAGCACTTGATGAATCGTCTTTGGCGTATATGTGTGCAATATTGGTTGTTCCGGATGGATCTCCTGACAGCACACCAAGTTCAACGTGTCCTGTAACTCTCAAACTAGTGTCATTCAATAGTTGTAAACTGTCAGATCTAAATCTACCCGAAATGTTGTTTGATCCGTTTTTCTTAAACGCAAATTCAAGTATACCATCCTCAGATCCATCTGCACTATCTAAAATTTTTCCTGAAATTTTTGCATAGAGAACTTCTTGGTCAGCATCATTCTCACCTTGGAATTTGATCTGTCCGAGGTAGTCTGCGTTTGCAACACTTGAACTGTTTCTCTTTAAATTTAT